AAGCCGTCGACTCAGGGTAAAAAAGCAACTGGCGAACGCTATCTACCAAAGAAGAAGCGGGAAGCTATGAGCGATAAAGAGTACGCCGCAACAACTAGAAAGAAGCGTGCTGATCTAAAGAAGGGAAAGCAGTTCTCTAAACAACCAAAAAAGAGGTAATTATGGGCAAGCTAAAACTAGCATTCGAAATTGCGAGATTCGTTCTATTCCTAATCGCATCGATCAAAGATCTGGTGCTGCAAGCAGAAGAGCAGCTCCCGGAGTCCGGTAAAGGATCGGAGAAATTCGAAGCCGTCAAAACTGCGGTAATAACTGCCGCCAAGTACGCCGATATAGCAGACGAAGCAGTCGATAAAGTCGACGAGTTTATTAATGACTCGATCGAAGGCGCAGTCGCCAAGTTTATCAATGCCAGCTAAGCTCGCTTATCGGAACTTTACGCGCAGCGAATTCCGCTGCAAGTGCGGAAAATGCGACTCGACCGGGCATGAGATCTCGGACGAGTTGCTGGACTCTCTGCAAGCGCTACGCACGATCTGCGAGTTTCCGTTCATTATCACTTCGGGCTACCGCTGCCCGTCGCATCCTGCCGAGAAGAATAAAGATTTCGTCGGCGCTCACGGCTGCGGTCTGGCGGTAGATATTTCTGCCAGTTACGAAGAAGCCATTCAACTGCTAAAGCACGCACTGAATATCGGGCTGTTCACCGGGATCGGAGTCAATCAGAGGGGCGACCGCCGATTCATCCATCTGGACATTGCGACCGACATGGACGTAAATGCGCCAAGACCGCATATCTGGACGTATTAACAATCCCGCCACAATTCCACAACACTATAGTTGCGTATTAATCTCATTTTAGTATAATCGACGAACGGCTGGCATTCGGCTGGCCTAAATCGGGAGATTAAAATGAGCGAAAAGACAACATTCGCGTCCATCTGGGCGACGCTATCGCAGGTCGACGTATCCGGCCGCATCGAGAAAAAACAGAATCTCAGCTTTCTAAGCTGGTCATGGGCATGGGGTACTCTTATGGAGCATTACCCGCAAGCCGAGTATTCCTTCCAAGAACCCGCAGAGGCGCAAAAAGACGGCTCGGTCATGGTTTACTGCACCGTGACGATCGACGGTCTCTCTCGCCAAATGTGGCTACCAGTGATGGACTTTAAGAATCAAGCGATCTCGAACCCAGACGCCGTTCAAGTCAATAAGGCGAAAATGCGCTGTCTGGTTAAGTGTCTCGCTATGTTCGGTCTCGGTCATTACATCTACGCGGGCGAAGATCTGCCGAGCGCAGAAGCAGACAAAGCTGCCGAGAAAATGAAGCAGGAACTGAACCCGCCGAAGATGAACGACGAGACTCACGCCGAGATTGTCAAGCTAATGGCGTCGACCGAAGCGGACGAGCAAGAGTTTCTGAAATACTTCAACGTCGAAAGAATCTCGGATCTGACTCAGCCGCACGCCGAGATCGCATTGCAGAAGCTGCACATTAAGCAGAACACGATCGAAATGGCTTATCAGGACAAAGATAAATGAACGACGACGAGAAGATTCTATACGCAGATGAGATCGCTCAACTGCTAGAAATCAGCGTCGAAGAGCTGCACGAAGAGATGGAGAATTATGCAGTATTCATCTCGGACTATCAGCACTTCCATCAAGCAATCGAAGCGATGCAAGAAGATCTGGAGCAGTACGACGAGATCGAGCACCGAGTCAGGCGCTTGGCACTGCTAGTGACTTATTTCACGGCAGACTGGAAAGATTTCGAGCGAGACTATTTCGTCGACATCTGCAAACACATCGAAAGCCGATACACGGGAGAAGAAGATGCGCATATTGCCACACGAACAACGCACTGAGGGCTGGTACGCCAGTCGCAGAGGCGTGCCGACTAGCAGTTCATTTGGTCGGCTAATCACGCCCACAGGGAAGCGTTCGGCGTCTGCTGACGCTTATATCGACGAACTGGTCGCTGAGAAGCTCACCGGGGAGTCGAAGTTTTTTCCAACGACCGCAGCGATGCAGCACGGAATAAATACCGAGCCAAAGGCACGTGACTACTATTCGTTTATGTACGACGCGAAAGTGATCGAAGTCGGTCTCTGTCTGCACGACACGATAGAAGCCGGAGCAAGCCCTGACGGACTCATCGAAGGAACTGACGGTCTTCTGGAAATCAAGTGCCCACAACCGCACACGATGGTGAAGTATTTGCGCGAGAATAGACTCCCGCCGGAGTATAAAGCGCAAGTGATGGGCCAGCTCTGGATCTGCGAAAAAGAGTGGGTTGATTTTTTGGCTTATCACGAAAAGATCAAACCGCTGCTGATTCGATTAGAGCGGGATGAAGAGTATATCTCGGCACTTGCTGAGATAGTCACTAAAGCCGTCGAGACAATCGACGAAAATGTAACCAAGATGAAGGGGAAGTAAAAATGAATGAATACAATAACAACATGAAGGGCGGTCTATGGAAGCACGAACAGCGTCACGATCAAGACATGGTGCTGAAGGGAGACTGCGAGATCGACGGTAAGACTTACTGGGTGAATGTGTTCCGCAATAAAAGCGACCATGAGAGATCGCCATCGTTCGATCTGAAGTTTAAAGCTAAGGACGCTCCAGTTGAAAAACCGCAACAAAAAAGCGACAATAACGAAACATTCGGGGACGATATACCGTTCTAGCATGAAAAAAGCCCGGTGCAGAAGCTAATAACTGCACCGGGCAATACTCTTACTTCGGGGAAAGTAACACATGAGCCAGAATACTATGTCACAAAAGGTCGATTTCGGCAAAGCGATCCGGGCAGCGCAAGCCAGCTCGCACACGCGAATCTCTGACATTGCAAAAGAGATCGGAGTCGCTCCACAGCAAGTCTCTCGCTGGCAGAAAAGCGAAGACATAAAATTATCCCGGGCCGTCGAAATTGCGGCAGTCTTTAAAATGAGTCTCGCCGACTTCTTGGATCTGTATCATGAATGATTTGATGCAGCTCTCGCGCAATCGATGGCAAGAGATTCTCGGAAGGCTCGGCATCGATCAAGCGCTGCTAAACGGTAAGCACGCGCCCTGCCCAATGTGCGGCGGCAAAGATCGATTCAGATTTACTAATCACAATGGCGACGGTAAATACTTTTGCAATCAGTGCGGCAACGGCTCCGGCTGGGATCTAGCTGCCGAGATTACCGGGATGAGCAAATCAGCGGTCGCGCAGGAAATCAAAGAAATGGTCGGCGACATAAAGCCGAGCAAGCCAGTCGAACCAGATCTCGCCAAGAATAAAGCACGGCTCGAATCTATCCGTCGCGGTCTCGATTACGAATCACAGATAAACGCTAAGACTCTCTATCTGCGCAATCGCGGTCTGGCGAATTGCAAGAAGATCGGATTCCATCCCGGTCTCGAATACTGGGACGGCGGCAAGTCTCTCGGTAAGCATCCGGCGATGGTTTGTGTGTTCTCAGATAAGAACGGACTGCCAGCAACGATGCACATCACTTATTTAACAGCTAACGGGCAGAAAGCGCTCGTTCCGTCTGCGAAGAAGATCATGCCGCCATGCAGACCGACAACTGGCGGCGCGATACGTCTCACGAATATCTATGCCGAGATGGCAATCGCTGAAGGCGTCGAAACAGCTCTGGCAGTAATGAAGAAGTTCAATATTCCGTGCTGGGCCGCTGCGACCGCTGGAATGCTGGAGAAGTTCGAGCCGCCGAGCCAAGTAGCGACGCTGCACATATTCGCAGACGCAGATAGATCGTTTACCGGGCAAGCCGTTGCATTCAATTTGGCAAAACGCTTGCATCGAGACATAGACTGCCGGGTTCATATTCCCGAGCATATTGGGACAGATTACGCGGATCAGATGGGAGACTGATATGGAAGGATGGACGGTTAAAGACGAAGACTCGAAGAAGCGCTTTATAGCGCACATCGAAGAACTCTACGCGAAGCACGGGCACATCGCCATTCAATACACGACGAAGAAGCCGCGAACGATGGCGCAGAATAGCGCACTCCATCTCTGGCTCGGGCAGGTCGCGCATACTCTAAACGAAGCCGGGCTGGACATGAAAAAGACGCTGAAGCCGAATGTCGATATCCCGTGGACGGTGAACTCGGCAAAAGATCATCTCTGGCGACCCATTCAGCGGATAATGGTCGGCGAAGAATCGACCCGGGAACCAGAGCGCGGCGAATATAACAAGATTTACGAAACAATCTCTCGCCATCTGGCGCAAACGCATGGAATCAAAATACCGGAGTGGCCCAGCAAAAATGATTAAATACATTATTCGACATAACTGGATCAACTACGCCCACATTAAGCACACAGGCTATCCGTTCAACGAGACGACGATCGTCAAAGATGGCAAAGGGCAAATCACCGGGACGTTGGGAGAGATGGCGTTCGGTCGCTGGCTCACTGATCTGGATATAGATTTCGAATACTGCGCAGACGATTCGATGAATTTCGACTTTAAGGTCGGAGAGTATCGCATCGACGTGAAGACCAAAAAGACTCACGGCGCACCGAGACCGGATTACATGGTAAGAATCCCGAAGTCGCAGGAGCGGCAGCAATGCGATATGTACGTCTTCGCGTACGCTACCGACCATGAAATCTATCTGCTGGGATTCGCCAGTAAATCGGAATTCTGGTCGTCTCTCGGGCATTCGGTAAAGGCTGGAGATAAAACAGAATCACACACAGAGAAAGTTGATGCTCAGTTCGCGTATATCAGAGATTTGACTGATATGCAGCGGCTCGATCTGATGCTTTCTGACTTTTAGGAGGCACTATGGCTGCTCACTTATTAGAACCAGTACACAAAGCCGAAGACCAGCTGAAGATGGGATTGGCTAATCTCGACCGCCAAGCGGTCAAAGAGACATATAACGAACTGATCGCCGTCGAGCTGGAGTTCTGGCGAAAGTATCTCAAGCCGTATGCAGACCATCTCGGTCTAAAAAATGCGGACTAGAAGATGCTCGCTCTGCCGAAAGAAGGTTGAAGCCGAATCAGCGGTGATCGGTAGTCTGAAGGCATTTTGCTCGATGGAGCATCTGATCGAGTATTCGAGAAGCTCCGCAGCGAAGAAGATTCACCGATCCGCAGAGAAGAAGGTCGTCAAAGAGACAAAGGAACGGCTAAAGACCCGCTCAGACCGCATGAGAGACGCTCAGGCGGCTTTTAACCGCTATATAAGAGCGAGAGACATGGGAAAGCCATGTATCTGCTGCGGGCGCTCTCAGGGCGATATAAAGCACGGAGGCGCAGTTGACGCCGGGCACTACCGAAGCCGCGGATCGGCTCCCGGGCTTAAATTTAATTTATTCAACTGCCACAGCCAGCTCGCTTATTGTAATCGGTATCTCAGCGGAAATGCGGTAGGATACCGGGCAGGGCTGATCGATAGAATCGGGCTGGAACGAGTCGAGAGATTAGAGCGAGACAACTCGCCAAGACGATTCGATGCCGAGTATCTCGACCGGGTAAAAAAAGTATTTACAAAAAGAGCTAAACTTTATGAGCGAAAATTCCGATGATTTAAGTACCAAGTCGTGCGTTTGCGGCAGCATTATGGAGCAAGTTGTCGGGTTTAATCACCGATCCACAGATGACACTTATCAGCCGTATCGAGTTGGATGGTACTGCACCGATTGCAAAGCATTCGATCAGGCTATACTGCGAGAGCGGGAATTGTCTCTAAAGTAGGGCGAGAGCGCTATGGTTGAGGATGACGAATTGATTGATACCAGAAAAGAAAAAGACGAGATTCGACGCATACTCGACAAGCATATTGCCGAGTATCTGGCCCGTGGCGGCAAGATTCGCCAGATGGAACCCGGTGCGATTACCGAGAATTTCAATCTGCACGATGCGTCGTTCGATATTCGCAACGAAAAAGTGAAGCACGCCAAAGAAAAGCAGAACCGCGAGCTGATGCTCAAGCGTCTGAGCGAGAAGAGATAAAAAAAGCCCCAGCGGGAGGTCTGGGGCTTCTTTTTGGAACGCAGCGGAGATATACTACGACCAGTCGGACGAGTTAAAGGGACTCTGCCGATGCACTACTCAAGGTTAGCCCATCGGGTTCCGATGCAGGAATTATCGCAACTGATAGTGTATCGAGTCAAGAAATACCCCAATATATAGCGAATCTGACTAAAAATCGGCGTAATTTGCCGATCGGTGCGATGAATTCAGACCGAAACTCTCGAATATGCCGAGCTGGGGCTTTAACCAGCGGCCGAAAGGCGACGATCAAGCACTCAAATAAAGCGATGCCCGTCCTACCCGTCTGACGGCTCGCGCCCATAGAGTTTACTCGGCAGAGTGTGAGAGATTTTATCCAAATGCCGCAGCTCAAGAAATTGAGCGGGGAGTCGATTCACAATTGTGGATCGGGATATTGAGTATCCGGCCAGTTGGCCGTCGCTTCGGCGAACGTAGGGACTAGCAGTAGGATAGAGCTGCTGGCCTCTATGGGAGAAAAAGACGGGGCGTGCGCGTCGTTTACAGACACTACAAAAATGTTCGCTCGGGAGGCGATTATGGAACTCAGAGACCATCAAGTAAAAGCGATCGAAATGATCCGGGAGTCATTCAAGCAGGGGAATCGCCGGGTAATGCTGGCGGCTTGCTGCTCGTTCGGGAAGACGATAACTGCGGGGTATATGCTTAAGTGCGCAGCGGAGTCTGGGCGTCGCGTTATTTTTCTCGCAGACCGCGTAAAGCTCGTCGAGCAAACGATGGACGCATTCGAGTCTATGGGATTGGATTTCGGAGTGATTCAAGCCGATCACTGGAGAACTGACCCCAGAAAGCAGATACAGATCGCATCGATCCAAACCATCGCCAGACGCAGACGCCCGCCAGAGTTCGATTTCGCTATCGTCGACGAAGCACATACGCCGTGGAAGACGGTCACTGATCTGATGGATCGCTATTCGAACGTAAAGTTCGTGGGATTAAGCGCGACCCCATATTCGAAGGGATTGGGGAAATTCTGGGACGATCTAGTCATTCCGTGTACCGCTGCTGATCTACTGGGAAAGGGTTATCTCGCTCCAGTGCATTACTACGGCGGCGCGAAGGTCGACACGAAGGGACTTAAATCGAAAGCTCTCTCGACTGGCGGCAGCGACTACCATCCAGACGATCTCGCCCGGGCCACAGAAGAAGACCAGCATCTAACTGGCGATATTATTCGCAACTGGCTCGAACACGGAGAGAACTCACAGACCATCGCATTCTCGCCATCAATTAAGCACTCCAAGTACATGGTCGAGATGTTCCGAGCAGCGGGAATCTCAGCGCAGCACATCGACGGCTATACCGACGAGAAGACAAGAGCGGAACTCTACCGGGGACACGAAGCCGGGGAGTTTAAGATTCTCAGTTGCTCGAAGCTGCTCGGAGTTGGATACGACAGTCCCAAGACCCGGTGCCTTATAGATTGCAGCCCAAGTAAATCCGCTATCGCCTACCAGCAGCGCGCCGGACGCGTGCAGAGACTGCATGAATCGAAGCCGTACGCGATCTATCTCGATCACGCCGCGAATGTTTCCAGATTTGGCTATGCTCACTCGATGGAAGTTGAAGAACTCGACAATGGCGATCGTAAATTCGCAGAAAAGAACCAGCTCAAGAAAAAAGACAAAGCCGACGGTTCGACCAGAGAGTGCCCGCGCTGCCAAAAAATCATGATGGGCCTTCGATGCGCTTGCGGATACGAGCTGACAATCACCGAGCGGCTCGAATCAGATAGCACGATGCTAGTCAGGATCGACGACAAGCCAGCAGCTCCGGGCAAAGCCGAGAAGTCTATGTGGTATTCGAATCTGCTCCGGCACTGCCGCCAGAAAGGATGGAAGGACGGATGGGCATCGCACAAATATAAGAAGCGATTCGGCGTCTGGCCTAAAGGTTTATCGGTAAATTTAAAGGCAGAAATCGTCCCGGAGGTCGCAAATTGGATAAAATCTCAACAAATTGCCGCTGCTAAGTCGCGGAAATATAACAAGTTTTAATTCGATGAACGAAAGTGTGATTTATTTGAACGAAAGTGTTCCTTTTTTGTTTTGGTTCCTGTATAAAATACACAACAGCAACGAAAAAACACCAACGGGAGCAAGACATGAATAACGCACAAGCCAAAAAAATCGAGCTAATCCAGAGACGCACAAGCACTGCTGAAGTAGAAGAAAAAGGTGGCTGCGTTTTAGTTCGTTGGAATAACGGCAAAGATCACTGGGCAAGTAAATATAATTACATGGCTGTCATTGGTAAGCGCGGTGGCGTTAAAGTTATCTCAACATACGGTGGACTATTATCAAGCGACGATAAAAAGCACGCCAAGATTCGCGCAAGTTTGGCACTTTTTGATCTTAATCTGCGCGGAACAATCGCTCTAATCGGATAACCATAATAACGCCCTTCGGGGCGCTTCTCGCCGGGAGGCACTATGTCAGAACGCGATCTCATTGCTAACACTCTCGCACTCGCTGCGATTCTTTTTGTCTTCACGGCTCTTTTGATTGTCGGCGCTACTGACGCAGACGAAGCCAGCATCGAAGAGGCTGATTACTGCTCGATGACCGCTTTATTCGCCGAGACTGATGGCGAGTTCGGCTGGCCCGCGTATAATCAGGGCATTCATTGTGAGGGCTGAAAATGAAATATCACAACAACGGCCGGAACTGCTCGATTTGCGGCATTCACTTGCCAGTTCGGGCATCCGTCTGCGATCCGTGTAAAGATCTAAACTCAAAAATGAATGAACTCTGGATAATTAGGGGCGACGCAAATGCAAGCGATAACGATCTACAGGGCGAAGAATCTCTCTCAGGCAGCGCATCGACAGGAAGCAATCCCGAATGCGATGGAGTTGCCGACCGGGCTTATAACTAAGTGGCAGAATCTGGAGCCGCTTATATCGAAGAAAAAGATCGAATACTTTAATGGCGACGACGGTAACGTCTGGGCGGTAAGCGATTCTCTGTTTTTGTACAAAGTCTCAGAAGAGAACCCGGTTCACGAGAAGGTTCGAATCGTCGGCATTCTGCGCGAGAACGAAGACAGCAAAGAGCTTGTATTCGACTCCGAGATATTCGAAGATACGGACGAGCATAGAAATTACGCTCGCAAAAACAATCTACTGCTGCTGGTATAGGAGACAAGCATGGAAAGGGACTCACTCGACGCCGATCTGGATCGGTGGCAAGACGAGCAAGACGAAGACGCGAACGACATGGAAATTGATCGGCTAGAATGGCTCGCAGATAATTGCGATTTTGAAGACTAAAATTTTTCCCGGGAGGAAATTATGGAAATCACTGCAAAACTCAACCGAGCTATTGAGGCTCACATCGAATCGAATGTCGACCAATATATTCAATTTGGCGAGTTCGACCCATCTCTCTCTGCTCTAAGGAATACCGTTCGGCTCATCGAAGACTACTCCGACACTTCTTATCTCTACGAAGCGATCGACGGAGACTCTGAGATCGCCAAAGATCTCTATCTGCTCGCTTTCGACCGCGAATACTATCAAGAGTCGCCAGTGGTACTTAAACTGCGCAAACGGCTCATAGATAACGCATCTCGCATTCTCTGCAAGTATGAGCATCTCGCATGGCGTCTCTGGGACGATAATCTCGGCATAGATCAATCGCCCGGTGAGCCAGACATTAACGTCCAGATGCCGGAACTTAGGGCGCTCGGTAAGCTGATCGCTGACTTCGAAACGGAGTTCTCTAGAGTATGAATTATTATAACGAATGGGATTCTTTCGCGGCCGATTGGCTGCGAGAGCTAATCAAAGACGGATTGATTCCAGATGGGGAAGTCGATAACAGGAGCATTGCAGATGTCAGACCAGAAGATCTTAAAGAGTTCACTCAGTGTCACTTTTTCGCCGGAATCGGTGGATGGTCAAGAGCATTACAGCTCGCAGGATGGAGTTCAGACCGACCTGTTTGGACTGGAAGCCCTCCATGCCAGTCATTCTCTACAGCCGGGAAAGGGAAAGGAAAAGACGATGAGCGACATCTCTGGCCCGTCTTCTTTAATCTCATCCGCGAGTGCCAGCCTCCAACAGTCTTTGGAGAGCAAGTTGCGGCAGCTATCAGATATGGGTGGCTCGACGATCTACAAATTGACTTTGAAAAGGAAGGATACGCCGCAGGGGCGTTCGTACTTCCAGCTGGCGGCATCGGCGCTCCGCACAAAAGAGAGCGACTCTTCTTCGTGGCAGACTCCAACGACAAGCGACACGAATGGAGTCAGGAAGCCGGACGGGAAGCGCGGTCTGGGGTTGAACACACAGGCTCAGTCAGCATGGCCAACTCCGGCGGCCCGGGATGGGAAGGGAGTATCCGGTCCCGGTCGACAGGAGAAGAAAGGGAATCCGAGCGACACAGTTCCGAACGCAGCGGCGACAGTTCCGTGGGCAACTCCGACAGCAACAGACCACAGTCGCGGCACGAAGCCGCCGAGACCGCAGGACACGGGAATACCTCTGATCCAGCAAGTCTCAGGGCTAAGCTCTTGGTCAACTCCAACGCTAGACGACACAACACAAAGAAAGAGCAAATACGCGCAGGGAGGGAGCTCACTATCGTACCAGAGCTCACAAGTTTCTGGTCTGAATCCGTGGGCAACTCCGAACACAATGGATCACATGAAGCAGAGATCGGACGAAGCACTGGCTCGGGCGAAGCAGAAAGCGGGATGCTCGAATCTAAAAGACCAGATTCCTTATTCTGGGGAAGCTCAGAAGTCATCTACTGCCGAGACGGAAAATATCGCCCCATCCCAACTGAACCCGCGCTTTTCCCTCTGGCTAATGGGATATCCAATCGAGTGGGCTTACTCAGGGGAGCGGGTAACGCCATCGTCCCGCAAGCGGCGGCAGAAATAATAAAGGCGTATTTATCATGATTCTATTCGATAAGTTCGAAGACGCTCTGGAGGAGGCCGAATGGTGCGCCAAGACAGACCGGGCGATTTACTACATCGTTCTCTGGAAGGGCCAGTTCAGGGTATCAAAGAAGCGCCGCATTCAGCTCACTAGAGCGCGGCTCGAAGTAGGATTCCGCAATGATTAGCCCGCTGCTATGCGTCGCAATGGCGGTATACTTCGAAGCCCGGGGAGAGCAGCAGATCGCCGGGCAGATCGCCATCGCAGAGGTCATCGAGAACCGGGTTCAGGACTCTCGGTTCCCGGACGATCACTGCGCGGTCGTTAAGCAGGGCCGATACTGGGCAGGGCATCCGATCAAGCACCAGTGTCAGTTCACGTTCTACTGCGACAAGAAGCCGGAGACAGTCAGAGACCATGAATCTTGGCGAACTGCTCTACTGGTAGCAAGTAAAGCGCTAAACGGTGAATTCGTCCCGGTAACACATGGGGCGACTCACTATCACGCGAAGTCGGTCAATCCGTACTGGTCTCACGCCGGAGCGGAGCTGACTCAGGTCATCGGAAGCCATTTATTCTATAAGCTCTGATTGTGCTATACTCGGCAAGTGCGATGCTTGGGGCGTCGCTATCATTGCGCGGGGCTGCAAATGAAGAAAGGTAATCAGGGCGACGGCGGTGGTCGTCCGTCTATAGTATTCGATGACACTCAAATCGCACAGGTCGAAGCTCTGGCCGCAGTGCTATCCAAAAAACAACTTGCCGACCACATGGGCATCTCTGACACGACTCTCAGGGAAATCGAAGGTCGCCAGCCAGATGTTTCTGATGCGTATAAAAGGGGAAAGGCTAAAGCGATCAGTCGCATGGGCCAGTCTCTCATTATGCAAGCCGAAGACGGTAATACGTCCGCAGCGATCTTCTATCTGAAGACGCAAGCAGGATGGCGCGAGACAGAGCAAGAGCAGGGCAATCACAATATCACTCTGCAAATTGTGAAGCCAGATGGCGCAAATTAGGCCGACGCTGCCGCAATACAACTACATGGTCTCAGAGGCTCGGTTCCCGGCGCTCGTCGCTGGATTCGGAGCAGGTAAGACTGAAGCGGCTATTCTGCGGTCTATCTTCGGACTGATCTCGAACCCGGGCACGAATCGCGGCTTTTACGAGCCGACTTACGATCTGATCCGGGTAATCGCGTGGCCGAGATTCGAAGAGATACTCACGGCGATGGGACTTCCTTATCGGCTGCAAAAGACGCCAATCAATCAGATTACCATTCAGGGCTGCGGCTCGATCATATTCCGCTCGATGGAGAACCCGAATCGAATTGTGGGTTACGAACACGCGGACGCAGACATCGACGAGCTGGATACTCTCTCGAAGACCAACGCATCACACGTCTGGCGACAAGTTATCGCCCGTAACCGCCAAACCAAGCCAACAGGCAAGCCGAACACCATCGGAGTGACTACAACGCCAGAGGGTTTCCGATTCGTCTATGAGGCGTGGAAGAAAGACCCACAGCCGGGATACGAGATCATTCAAGCGCCGACGCATTCGAATCCATATCTGCCGGACGGATATATTCAGTCGCTGCGGGATATTTACCCGGATCAACTGCTGACGGCTTATCTCGAAGGTCAGTTCGTCAATCTAACTCAGGGCACGGTCTACTGCGGGTACTCTCGGCACGACTGCAACTCTCACGAAGAAATCCAAGATGGCGAGCCGTTATTCATCGGCTGCGACTTTAACGTCACTCAGCAATGCGCCGTGGTCTATGTACGCCGGGGCGAAGAGTGGCACGCGGTAGACGAAATGATTGATATGTACGACACGCCGGACATGGTTCGAATCATCTCTGAGCGTTACGCCGACCATCACATCACGATCTACCCGGACGCTTCGGGCAGGGCCAGAAAGACCGTAAACGCGAGCACGTCGGACATCGCTCTACTGGAGCAAGCAGGGTTCTCTGTCAGGGCGAAGAAGTCGAACCCGGCAATCAAAGACCGGGTGATGGCTACTAACGCAGCGTTTGAAAATGGTCTGCTATACATAAATGCGCTAAAATGTACAGGCGTGGCAGAGTCGTTCGAGCAGCTCGCATACGACAAGAACGGAATGCCAGACAAGAATTCAGGATTAGACCATGCCATCGATGCGGCGACGTATCCGATCGCATACGAAATGCCCATTGTGAAGCCAGTTGCTCACATCCCAATAAATTTCAGCGTATAGGTGAATATATGCCAGTTTCAGAAACTCATGCTGAGTACAATAAGAACGTCGACAAGTGGAAGCTGACTCGCAATGCTGCCACAGGGTTGAGTTTCGAAGATGCTCGGATCTACATCATGCAGCGCACGCACGAAGAGCAAGACCAGTATTATCATCGCGTCGAGAAAGCGATATACACGAACTACACCGGAAGAACGCGGGAAGGGCTGAAGGGCGCGATATTCCGTCTGCCGCCGCGAATCGAGCTGCCGCCAGATATGGATTTCATGCTGGAGAACGCCGACGGCTCCGGGCAGTCGCTCACGCAGGTGTCGAAGCTCGCTGCGGACGAAGTAATGGAGACCGGGCGATTCGGTCTGCTGGCTGACTACCCGATGGTCGACGAAGATCTCACGGCCGAGCAGGTTCGCAGAATGGGGCTACAGCCGCACATTGCGACTTATACTGCCGAGTCTATTATCAACTGGCACGTTCACATTCTAAACGGACGCCGCCAGCTCGGAATGCTAGTGCTGAAAGAGAACTCGCCAGTTCATTATGACGAATTCACTTGGGATTACGTTGATCGATACCGGGTTCTGAGGCTCAACGACAGCCAGCAGTACACGCAGCAGCTCTACGACGAGAACTGCGCAGCAATAACCGAAGAGATCGTAATCCGTGGCGCAAGCGGCCAGCCGTTCGACTATATCCCGTTCCATTTCATCGGAAGCCGGGACAATCTGCCGGACATCGACGAGCCGATTCTGTACGACATCGCCCGGGTGAATATCGGGCACTTCCGCAACTCAGCGGATCAGGAGAACAACCTCTCGGTTCACGGCGGCGGCACTCTGGTCGTCTCAACTGATATGAGTCCAGAAGCATTCCAATCAGCGAACCCGGGCGGTATTACGGTCGGCGAGAACGCTGGTCTGGTACTCTCTGAGAACGGAAGAGCAGAACTGCTACAACTGGGGCCAGCTAGTGCGATCGGCACTGAGATGACCCATAAAGAGCAGATGATGGTTCAGATCGGCGCCAAGATAATCACGAAGACCGGGCAGCGGACGGCAGAAGAGGCTCGCATCCAAGCGACTTCGGAGAACTCGATGCTCGATACGATGGTCGGCAATATTGACGAAGCGTTTACCGCAGTTCTCTATGACTGCCGAGCATTTATCTCGCCAACAGAAGCCGAGATCGTATTCTCACTGAATAACGACTTCTACGCGGACAGCATCGCGCCGCAGGAGATTATGGCAATGATTCAGGGCAGCGACGCGGGTGTAATGCCGAAGATCGACATCGTTCGCCGTCTCATCGATGCCGGGTGGATACAATCCGAAGGCACGCCAGAGGACATTCTCTCGGATATCACTCAGGAGTCGCCGCTCTAAATGAGTGCTAACGACTATCTGCTGGATGCTGGGATAAAGCACCAGATATACGTCCAGCGCTACGCGGGCGGGCAGGTGAAGGATCTGGTCAAGTATCTCGACGATGCTCAGGCCGAGATTCTTAGCAAGCTCGACGGCGTGGATACTCTGGCAGAAAGTCGGTCGCTGCAACGCAAGCTCGACCAGATAACAGCGCTACAAAGCGACGCTCTGGAAAAACTGAGCAAAGGGATAACCGATAACGCCGCAGATTTCGCGGAGTATGAGGCAGAGTTCGCCGTAAAGACGATGAACACTGCCGCTGCGGCATCGGTTACGCTCCCGGCATCTGAGCAGCTCCGGGCGCTGGTGACTCAGGCTCCGATGCAGCTCGCGATCAGCGGCAAAGCGGGAAGCACGGTTCAGTCGCTAACACTGGGCCAAGCGGCGACGCAGTTCTCGAAAGACAAAGCAGCAGAGATCACTCGAACGATTCAGCGCGGGATGGTCGAAGGCTCGACGGTGCAGTCTCTTACCCGGCAGATTGCAAGTGTTACGAATAAACACAAACGACAAGCCGAAGCACTGGTTCGAACTAGCGTAAATCACATCTCGTCGGAGGCTCGATCGGCAGTAAACCGGGCGAACGACGACATTCTAAAGGGCGAAGAGTACGTCTCGGTTCTCGATGGTCGCACGACGATCGGCTGCGCAGCGCTGGACGGCAAGATACTCGGGTTCGAAGAGCCGCCATTCACTCCGCGTCACTGGAACTGCCGATCTCTACGCGTCCCGGTATTACAGGACAGATTCCAAGAAGAAGGGCTGGACGGAACCCGGGCCAGTATGGATGGGCCAGTCTCAGCGAAGCGAACCTATAGCGGATGGCTAAAAGGCCAGTCCAAAGATTTCCGCGTCCAAGTTCTCGGCAAAGAGAGAGCAGCTCTATTCGATGCCGGAAAGCTCAGTCTCGATGATTTCGTGGACGCTAACGGCAATCCGATCTCTCTAAAGCAGCTCCAAGTGCTAGACGGTGCGACAAATGTGCGCAAGACGCCGAAGGTCGTTCGCAAGCCGACGCCGGGAACTGGTAAGATACCGGGGCAAGCGCCGAAGTTCGTCTCGGCGAAGACCATCAAAGAGGCGCAGAAGTTCGCTATCGACAACGATTTGGCTGAAAATATTGACTATGGAAAGCTGGATTTAGTTGTTGCTAATGAGATGAATCAGTCTGTTTTTAATCATTTCGAAAAATATCCAGCACTGAAAGGCAGGTTCGGATTTATTGGCTCAATACAAAAACACTTCAAGCATATTGATAAGTCGGAATTTGACTACTACTACAAAAAAGCGATGAGTCGACCGGGGATTAATAGTGCAACAGCAGAGGCATTTGCGAAAAGCGCGGTAGCAAAACAAAAAATACCAAAAACAGCGAATGCCGTTGCTATTGAATCGCCAGATATAACAGATATGGCTAATGTTCGCGGTATTTCATTTAATGAAATGAAAGGCAGCAAGAAAAATTTGCCAGCATTTTATGAGCAGAAGGAAAGAAGTCAGGCTGCGAAGTGGAACCCAGTAGGCGCTGGAAGCGTAAAAGGAACAATGGATCACGAAATGGGTCATCAAATGGATTATTTGCTTAACCTTCAAGACGATCCAGAAATCATTAACTTATACGACGACTTGTTACGATCAAGACAAATGATCGATGAGGTTAGCGGGTACGCTAAAAAAAACGTGCAGGAATTTATCGCAGAATCTTGGACTGAATACAATAACAATCCAAATCCGCGCAAAATAGCGACAAGAATAGGAAAGCTAATAGATGCCAAATACGAACAAAAATTCCCAAGAAGCTGAATTGCGATCAATTAGAAATATTGGCGACAAAATAAAGATTTCAGATGTTTACTATGATTTCGCAGACGCTCTCGAAGTCGCCAAAGAGTTCCCGGAGCTAGAAAAGGGAGTTCTGAAGATACTAAAAGAAGACTACGGGGTCACAGAGTAGCGAGATTCGCCAATTTTTAGCAAATATGTTCACTTTTGGCGAATAGTGCTATAATTCACGCAACGCTGCGGGGCAGCATAAAAATGTACGGGGTACAGCATGAGCTTACAATACGCTGTCGAAGATCTCACCGATCTCGACGAATCAGTTCAATCTCTTTATGAACAGGACGGTGATCGATATATCTTGAGAGTCGAAGGAATCCCCCAGCCGGAGGATACCAGCGGACTCAAAAGCAAAGTCCAGCAATTAATGGACGAAGCGAAAGATGCGAAGCGACGTGCTAAAGAATTAGAGTCGCAGAAACAGCAGCAAGAGATGGATACCGCTCAGGAAAAGGGCGAGTTCAAGAATCTCTGGGAACAGGCTCAGGCGAAGCTCGCCGAGAAAGACGCAGAGCTGCAAGAGTTCACGACAAAGATCCAACAGAAAGACATAAATATCGCTGCACGCGGTATCGGCTCGCAACTTGCGAAGTCAGACGCCAA